ATCGCGGCAATTGTCCGCAAAATCCACTTGCGTTATCTGACAGCCGGTAGTCTCATAGATCTTTTTGCTGCCGCGACCAGAGCCGCAGCCAAAGTCAATGACGCTGCTGGTGGACCCAAGACGGGCCATGTCGATAAACTCGTCAGCAAAGTTTTCGCCAGGGGCTACGATTCGATAGCTGTCAATGCCCCACATTGCTTTGTACTTATCCGCTTCAGAGATCTCCTCTGGAGGTTCTGACATAGCGCGTGCGATTGCCGGCAGAAGCCCGTGTCCGTGAACGTGGATCTCTGCGTCAGCATCGGCCAATTGACGGGCGGCTTCTTGAAACTCTACCGCTTGGCGAGCCATCCAGGGGGCTGCAACGTATTCACGCTTGCCAACCCTGTATGTATCGCGGGGGTCGTCGTCATTGACCGCCTGTGCGTAGGCATGGCCTTCACCAACGTGGGAATAACTGGAATCAAAGCCGAATAAATGGATTTCCCGATAGCCCATTGCAAAGGCAATGCTCATGGCTTGAAGTCCAACCGTAGTGCCGCCACCGATAAGGGCGCACTCACGATCACCAATGTAATCTGAAATGCCGGGATAGGCCGGATGCCAAACCGTAACCTCTTGCTTCTCTAGCGCATCAAAGACGCTGGGAGGGCATTGGGAGGCAATTAGATTGTGGACCGGAAGGTCAGGGTGCAGGAAGGAAAGATTGTCTTCCCTAGCGTCCAGAAGGACAAAATAGTCAGGAGTAACATCCACGCTTAAAAGGCTTGAAATAACCCCGTTAACGGCAAAGACGGTATGCCCAGCCGATTTATGCGCTGAAATAAGCGGAAGGAGGCCCCTCATTGAAGGGCCTCCCCCTACTATTACAGCCACCTTGTCGTGCGGCTCAGTTAGCCCAAGCCACGGAAGATGACGCTCTACAGCAGCACTAATGTTGCTGAAAATGACATCATCCTCCGTGTTACACACGATTGGAATTTTCTCATCAAGGTTTGACGATAGAATCACTAGGTGGTTGCGCCTTGCATATGCGGACGGTTGATCGACACGATAATGGTCGAAACGCCAGAAGCAACCGTAGCCAGGTTGGCAGAGCGAGCGCCGAGGACTTGCTTACCAGAAGCCGCCGTAGGCATAACGCGCCCAGTGGTGGCCGATTGGTAAACAGGAACGCCGACGTTAACCGCAACCGCAGTCTTCTTCACAACGGCAAGACCTTCGATTTGATACCAACCGAAAGTGCCAGCGGTGTTAGCCGACATAGCAACGGCCACCGGCTGCGCCAGGTTCGCCGTGTTAGGCGAAAGCGCAGTTTGGTAGGTCGTCGTGTTGTAGGTCACAAGCGAACCAACAACAGTCGAAGCCACGCCAACGAGCATGATGAATTCACCCTCGCCGTAAGTGGGATCGAAAGCGCGGATTACCCCACCCAGCACGTTAGGCGGGGTCGGGATGACAGAGGTGCCATTGGCAGTCGTAATGCCAGTGTCAACAACTGCGATCTGGAGAAGGCCAGACTTGTAGTCGTCAAATGTGTAAGCCATGTTCTGATTCTCCCATTAAGCGATCAGAACGCCTTGGAACTGAGCGCCAGAGCAGGTGATGTTACCCGCCCAGCCGATCAGTTTCACAATGGCGTCTTGGTTAACCGCTTGGCGCTCGCCGCCAATCGGCACAAAGTTCCGATCAACGTGCGGGCGGAACATGAGGTACTTGGTGTTCAGGAACCACATATGGTTCGCAGTAGCATCGGAACCGATACCACCATCAAGCACAACGTCCGACGCCATACCGGCACCGTAGTACTTCAGCGAGGCAAAGCCAGCGCCAGCCATGCTCGAACCGGAGTCCGAGATGCGTTGGATCGCTTGCAGCGACTGAAGGTACAGGCGGTAATAGTTATTGTCGGCAACGATCAGGTCCGGCTTGTCGGTACCACGGATTAGCTGGACAGCGACGGCATCCATGTATTGTTGGATGTTCGAAGCGGTTACAGCCGAGCCACCGTTGGTCGTACCCGAATAGGCAACGGATTGCCAGAACGAGAAGGACGCACGGTTAATGCCGCCGTAGGTGCCGCTGGAGGGGGCATCAGGAACAGCCGCGCCGAGGCCGGTGATGTTCTTGCCGGCATTGCCGGTGCCGTCCAGATAAATGTCGCCGCCCAGACGGTTAGCAAGTTGGGCTTCAGCAACATTCATACGACCGTCCAGCAGGTCGATGATGGCTTCCTTACCGGAGTTCTGGATCATTTCCAGACCGGAGATCGTCACCGCCGAGGCATACTGAGTGATCGAGAACTGCGCCGCAGAGATAGGCGAGTTCTGGGACACGTTCAGCACTTCATAGCCGCTATAGCTATTTGTGTTGTTTGTGGTCGAGTCGTTGTACATGATTTCTTGCAAAATCACGTTACCGCCGGAGAACGTTTTAACGTTTCCACGGTCCTTCAGTCGACGAAGCAACGCATTGTTGTTCGTGACGTTATCGGCCAGTTCACCACTACGGCTTTGGATATTAGTCGCAATGATGTCACTGATCGAGCTGTTGGCGAATGCCATATTTATGCTCCATTATCAGGGGTTCATCAAAAACGCTCATTCATATTGTCGAACTGCTCGAACAACATTGAGCGTCTATCTTGCGCTTTGGTAGTGGGCTGACCTCCGGGTGTGGAGCTTCGGACACTTACCGCTGCCGCCTTGGCGGCTTTAGCAGCTTTATTAGCTGCATCACGTCTGGCTACGTCATCTTGGGCTTGTCGGCCCTTTTGGATTTCGGAATAAACGTTGTCGTCAAGGCGAATAGCCTTTTCATAGGCTTCTTCTAGCGTGGTCGCAACACCGCCCTGTAGGAGCGAAATCATTGTTGGGCGCACGGCTTCAAAGTGATCTGCTGTTTCGGCAAAATCACTAATTTCAGCTTGTAGGGCTTGATTCTGAGCCTGTTCTTGCTGCTGTTTCCATCCAACAACTTCGCCACGAATGTTATTCAATTCGTTTTGAAGCTGATAGACAGCGGGATCGACAGGCCCAGGTTGTGAGTATGGGTCTATCTCTCCCAAGTTAATGCCGTACTGGCTGGCTAGCTGGGCCAAATAGGCGCGCTTCTGGTCAGCCGGCGCAGTACGAAGGGTGTAGTCGGCACGCATAAGCGCCTCGACAGCGGCTTCAGGCTCAATGCCCAGGCCGCGAATTGTCTGCTCGTAAGGTTGCATAACCTTCTGCATCTTGTCCGCAAACTGAGCCTTGCCCAGAAGTGGTTCGACGCCCTTACGCATTTCTTCTTCACGCTGCCAAGCATACTCTTTCAGCTTGTCATCAGCGGTTTGCCAGACCTCATGGTAGTCGCGCTTCCAGCTAGACGGCGGGCGCTTCCAGATAGGTTCTTCTACGTCTGGCTCTGGATCTTGTGTTGTTTCAGATTGAGCGGCAACTGGTTGTTCGCCAGCAGCTTCATCAAACTGCTGTGCAAGAAGCTCCTTACGATCAATTTTCGCTTCTTCGTTTTCGAAAGGCGACTCTTGGGTGTCCATAGTCATTCCTTAAATGCCCTTAATGGCTTTTTTAATAAGCTTGTTGGCTTGCCGGTCACTCATATCAGATAGTTGTTGGTGCAAAACCTTACGGCGGTCAACAGTTGGTTGAACCATAGGCTTTGAATCCATCTTTTCATTGCCAATTTCAATACAATTATGCCGGTTAAGCAGTTCACGATGCTCAGAACGGCTGGAAATCATCTTTCCATCAATCATGTTTTGATATGGTTCAATGTCCCGCAGGATCATTGGCGTAGGTAAATCTGAACGTTCTGGTACGGAATAATTTTCCCTTAAAAACGTCATTTCTTCGTTTTCAAACTTGGCAAGAACGCCTTCGCGGTCCCAAATTACCCTGTATTTGCTCATAGCAGCAACAAAATTTCCTCATCATCCATTTTGAGATATTCCTGCCACAGCCTGTCAACGCGCTCCATATCATCTAGGAACTTGTCAAAATCGATCTGTGGAATGTCAGTCTTTCTAGACTTTTTGGCTTCCTTGACAAACGGAGCAACAATCTCATCAACGACCGGAGACTTGCCTTCAACCAAAAACTCATAAGCCTCCAGCACCTGCTTTTTGCGGCGCTGGTTGGCAGCTATTTCTTCTTCGTCTTTCTTTTTCCAAAAAATGCCATCGTGCGTGTCGCCAACAATGATGATTGGCGCTTCAAGAATCTGAAACGCATCATTTTCAAAGGCATTTGATTGAAAGGCAGCGGCCATTTACGTTATTTTGATTTCTGAAGCTGGAGAACATTGTTCTCTTGTTCAATCGTTGCCGTAAGCAGGGGCTGCATCAACGTCTGCGCTTCTTCCAACGTCAATGACCCGTACACGGGCGCGTTCTCCACCACAAGCGGCAGGGATTGCATTGGGATAAGACCAGATTGAATGGCGGCGCTTAGAGTGTGCGGGTTGCTCATAACGTGCAAAACCGTAGCAGCCAGCGGCTGACCCATAGCCACGATCTCGGACTGCATCTCGCGCAGTGTGGAAACCGTAAACTCATTGGCAGCGTTGGCTTCGAACATCTCTTCGTCGCTGTAGCCGGGGATGCGGGTTGGCTCTGCGATGGCGTAACACTCGGCCAAAAGCCCGTTTAGGATTTCAACTTCCTTACGGTTAAGCTCGTATGCCTCGTCGATAACGACCATGTGGGAGTTGAGTTCAATAAGCTCGGCTTGCAGCTTTAGCTGCTCATGCTTGGGCGCGTTGGTAGCCTTTAGGTGTTCAAGCTCTGCCACCTTGGCGTCGTATTTAAGATGGCTGACTTCTTCCAGGGCCACGGCGCGAATACGCCCTTCCAGAAACCCTTTAAGGATTTTGATCTTCTCCCACGGCGTGTTGCCGAGGACTTGATAGCGATAGTTGAACTCAGAGTTCAGCTTAGAAGGCATTTAATTCACCGGATAATCAGGGAAGGGCGTCCATGAAAGCGTTTCTTCGTCCCACAGACAAGGGTTGCCGTCTGTAGGATATGGGATTGGAGGCACATAAGAAACAGCCGCTTCGTCCCAAACCCAAGACGGGTAGTGGGTAGCGTTTATGGCGTTTTCCCGATCTTCGGCAATCTGCTCTGGTGTGGGCGGGGGAATGTCTGGATACATCTTAGCTCCTATGTTCCATACGATGCGGCGGCTAAGGCGTTTCTGGCCGTGCCAACGCCGGTAGTGTCGGTGGATACAACCCCTGTATTATCTACAAGGTTGGTCATAGAATATAAGGTTGAACCGTTCCAGCCATACCCAAATAGGGCTTTATCTGCTCCGTAGCCCGCTGCGGAAAGTTCACTTCTAACGGTTCCAACACCAGTAGTGTTAGTAGATACAACGCCCGTATTAGAAACAAGATTAGTAATAGCGGTATATGAACCTGTATCACCATATCCAAAAATAGCTTTGTCAGTTCCATAACCTGTTGCGGCTAAATAATTTCTAGCAGTCCCAACACCCGTAACATCGCTAGCTACAACGCCCGTGTTAGTTACAAGGTTGGTCATAGAAACTGCGCCAGTTGTATTACCATACCCAAATAAGGCACTTCGGTTTGCAGTAACAAAAGTTATAGAGCCAGAACCAACCGTGGTCCATGTGTAGACGCGATAGCCGCCTGCAACAGCGATGGTTGGCGATCCAGTGGTAGCTGTGGCGGCTGAATAATTAGCGCCGTACCTGATGATGACTATGCCTGAGCCGCCAGCAAAGACGTTACCGCTCCCGCCGCCACCCGTGTTGGCCTGACCAGCAGAGTTAGAACCGCCACCTCCAGTGCCTCCGGTGCCAAAAGTACCAGCAACAGTTGCCGCGCCCGCGCCGCCACCAGCATAAGTTACTGAAGACCCTGAAATGGAAGATGCGGTGCCGTTACCCCCGTTACCGCCTCTTGTGCTTGAAACACCGTTGCCGCCTACAGCACTAGCACCACCACCGCCGCCACCGCATTGGGTGGCGCCGCTGCCCGCGCTATTACCGCCCGCGCTGCCCTGACCGGATGTCCCTGCGGCTCCGGTTGAACCGTCTACGCCACCGCCTGCGCCGCCTGAACCACCAATAGTCCCGTTACCCTCTGAGCCATCACGAGAACCACCTCCGCCGCCACCTTTTGCAGTGGCTATGCCGCCGCTTATGCTGCTATCGCCGCCTAAGCCACCACGGGTAGCGCCGCTACCTGCTATGCCGCCAGCGCCAACCGCAACGGTGTAGGTTGCTCCAGCGGCAACAGAGGCCGTTGAGGTTAAGAACCCACCGGCCCCTCCACCACCACCGCCGTTGTTGCCACCACCACCGCCACCAGCGACGACAAGGTATTCTATTGACGGGGGCGCAGCAGTGCTTCCAAGCAACATCTGTTGAAACGCAGACATTTTAGGTCAGCCCTGAACCGGAGATAATCCACGTTGTGCTGGTCATCTTGGTTGCGGTCGCAACGCCGTACTGAGCTAGCGTGCGCGAGCCAGTCGTGCCAGCACCCGCAAAATAAAGCGTGTCCGTTGTAATGGCGATGGTCACATTGTTTGTAGACATATTAATAAACGTCACCGTGGTGCCAACGACATACGCCACAGAGCCGTTAGCTGGGATCGTGTAGGTCGCAGCAGCAGCAGCAGCGGCATGATAGATGGACTTACCGCTATCAGCCAAAACCAGCGTGTAGCTGCCCGTCTGTGCGTTCTGCGGGATCGTTAGGTAGCCGACAGCGTTGGTTCCGTCCGCCGTACAGTTAGACAAATTGCCTGATGTTGGCGTGCCAAGAAGCGGCGTTGTTAGCGATGGCGACGTAGCAAATACCAACAAACCTGAGCCAGTTTCATCGGTAACAGCAGCAGCAAGGTTGGCGCTGGTGGGCGTTCCAAGGAAGGTAGCAATGCCTGTTCCAAAGGAAGTTATACCCGTACCGCCGTTGGCTACAGCCAACGTACCGCCCAGGGTCAACGTGCCGGTGGTTGTAATAGCGCCACCAGTTAGTGTCAGTCCTGTCGTGCCGCCGGAGCCGCTAACGCTTGTGACCGTACCGCTGCCCTTGTTATTAAAGGTCGTCCAATCGGTGCTGGTAAGGTAGCCGTTAACAGAGGCCGTAGCTGCGGCCATGCTGATAGCCGGCGTAGCTCCGCCGCTTGAAACGACAGGTGCGGTGCCGGTTACGGATGTAACTGTGCCACTGCCCTTATTGTTAAAAGTCGTCCAATCAGCCGATGACAACGCGCCACGATTGCTGGCAGACGCCGTAGGAACGTTCAGCGTAATAACAGGCGTGGTTGTGCCGGTAGCTACCGTGGATGATAAATCTGTGCCGGCTGTACCAAGCGTTATGGCGGCAACGCTTGTGACGGTGCCGGAACCTTTATTGTTAAAAGTCGTCCAATCGGTACTGGTCAGATACCCGCTAACGGAAGTCGTGGCAGCGGCCATGCTAATGGCTGGTGTGGTGCCACCGCTAGAAACAACCGGGGACGTACCCGTTACAGACGTGACGGTGCCAGAACCCTTGTTATTGAACGTTGTCCAATCCGTGCTAGTCAGATAGCCATTTACCGAGGCGGTAGCAGCAGCCATGCTGATGACGGGTGTCGTACCGCCTGTGGACACAACTGGCGCAGTTGCGGTCACAGAAGTGACAGTGCCACTGCCTTTGTTGTTAAAAGTAGTCCAATCAGTTGACGATAATGCACCGCGATTGGTAGCCGAAGCGGTTGGAACGTTTAACGTGATAACCGGCGTCGTAGTGCCATTGGCAACCGTGGATGTTAAATCCGTGCCACTGGTGCCAATCGTAAGCGCAGCAACGCTAGTGACCGTACCAGAGCCGCTACCAGTGGCCGTCAGCGATCCGGCGGAGTATGTAAGCCCGCTGCCTACAGTGACGCTCTGTGAGGCTCCTGTGGAGTCAAAACCCATAAGCGTGCTGATGGTGCCGGTAAGGGTGTGTTCCGCATTCCAATTGGACGGACGAACGACAGTTGCATCCGATCCATCTGGGATGGCGGATACAAATGTGTGTGTAAGCGAAACGGCCATTAGAAATCCCTATTGAACAGTTTCGACGCCAACTGCACGCCCGTCTGGTCCGCGAATGATACGTTTAGGAGCTAGTGCAGCTTGAGAGGCTTGCTCAACACGCCGCGTCATATCAGCAGCGCTTTGAATGGAATAGTCGTGCATGGCAGCGACGTTGTTATGCATTTCAGCCAGCATATTAGCGTGCCGCTCAACGTGACCCGTCAGATCCTGAATGATCACATCCTTAGCAGCGGCTTCAGCGTCAATTACAGCCACGTCAATGCCAGGATTGGCCGCAATGCGGGCCACCATGATCTTGGTAGCAGCGTCAAGCTCTGCCTTCCACTTGTCAAACTGCTCTTTTGAAGCGGCTTCCTGCATTTTGAGGTTAACCTCATGCTGCTGACGCTGGGTTTCGAGTTGTGCCTCAATCTGCGACTTCATTTGCGCGATCTGCATATCCGCTTGAGCGCGAGCTTGCTGGTTTTGCGTATCAGTCTGCGCCTTAAGTTGGGCGGTTTGCTGTTCAGCTTGCATCTTAAGCATTTCAGGTGTGGGTTGCGGGTTAGCAGCGTTTTCGGCAGACTTCTGCGTTAATTGCTGAAGCGCCACATCAATTGTACCTTCAATGGTACGGGCTTGTTTAAAGCCAGCAACACCGAACTTAATCATCTCTAACAGCATGGGAGCCAGTTCCGGCGTAGCTTGGCCGGCTGGTATGGCTTCCCGCAGGAAGTTGGAGAAGGCATTAAGGAACTCAACGCGCTCTTGTTTGGCTTGGCCTTCGTCAAGTCGGACTAGGCTGTCAGCATCAACTTCAATGCGGAATGAGCGAAGTGGGGTATCGGCAATAAGTTGCAGCGCCTGTGGGATCAATTGCTGATCTTCAGGACTCATTTGCCCCGCAGCGGCATAGGCCAGGATGGTCTTGGGCTGGAACTTGGTGCAAATGATCTGCGCTTTAAGGCGCAGCAGTTCCGTAGCAAACATTGCCACGGATTCCTGCATAGCCCGCAGCCTTAGACCGGCATACTGGCCCTTGATCTGCTGTGCGGTAGCCGTTTCAGACGCAGCGCCTTGACCACGGATAATATCCGAGATGCCCGTGATCTCGTAGATTTGGCCCTTGATCTGAGCTTGTGCCTGGTAGCATTGCAGCAGGGCGTTAGCGAGCGTGTCGATGGGCAGAAGGTCGATACTGCCTCTTAGGCCACCCTTTTCGCTAAAGGCCATCCACTTATCAATGGGGATAAGCGTATTGTTGTCGCCTTCAGTCAGCAGACGCTGTAGCGCCGGCTGGGAAGCATCATAAACGCCGCGAACGCGCAGGGATTTAACCAAGCCGTCAATGCGGTCGGTCAGGATGTCCAGTTCGTTAGCTTGGTCCTGATAAAGCGTGAAATCAGGGATCGGAACCAGGCTATCGGTCGTTGTCGTAGAATAAAGCGGCTTGGCGCATGGGAAGAAGCCTTCCAGTTCCAGCGGATCATAGCGCTCATCAAGCAATTCAGGGAAAGACTCATGCAGCCAATAAACGCTGCCTGATTCCTTGTCCCAAAGCTCGCAAATCTTGGCGCGGTCGTTAACCTTGTTGCTGCCACTGCCGTACTTCTGTGCGCTGTCGGGGCTGCTGTCGGTAGGGATCTTGCGGCCAAGTTCGGGGCCAAAGCGCTCAACTAGAGCAGCACGGGTCATGTAAACCCAGCGCCAAACGCAGGTTACTTCTTCCCAGGTGCGCGCTGACGAATGCCCAAAATCTTTCCAATGC